GGATAGCCGCCTCGAAACTGCACTCGAACTCTTGGAGGTACTGGTCTTCCGATAGTTGGGCTGTCGCTGCGTTAAGTTCCCCCGACGGCAACAGTCCTGACTCGCTGGCAGGTAGGCGTAGCAGGAACCAATCGTCGGGCAGGCGTTGGGCAGTTTGGTATATCTGCCAAAACTGGTTCTTGCCCTTCGGAGTGCCTGCAAAGACGCACCAACCGCCCTTATCAGCGAGGGCCGGTCTTAACACATTGCCAAATACCGAGGGCTTGAAGTCACCGTACTCATCGAGATACAGGCCGCTGAACCCCAAGCCTCTCATCGCATCGGCGGAATCGCTTCCGAAGAGGCTAATCTTCGCGCCGTTAACAAGCGTCAGGGTCATCTGCGCTTCGTTTGCGTCCTTAATGAGCGGTTCGGCGAAGAACTTGAAGTAGTCCCACGCAATCCTTCTAGCCTGATTCTGGTACGGGGCGACATAGCCAAACAGACCGTTCAGCCCTTGATACATGAACGCTGCACGGATAAGGTCGTTAACAGCCGCTACGGTCTTACCAGCGCGGCGGTGGGCTACGAGGCACCCCCATCGTTTGGTGCGCTCATGGAACGGCAGGAAGGCTTTGCGAGGGGTATACGGCAGCAGGACGCGCTGCTTCACTCCGGCTTGCCCCATGTCGCCTCAATCTCAATCTTGCCGCCATCAACGCCGCTGTGTTCGTGTCGGGCAAGTTTAGGCACATGGTATTCGAGTAGGTCGCTGAAGCATCTGAATGCCGCCTCTGCGCCCTTGTCTGCGTGTATCTCGTCGAGCCAGCCTTGCAGCCGGTCTGCGTTGCCGTCTACGAAACGAGAGATGGCTTCCCTCGCCATTTGCGTTGACCTGTTAGGCAAGCCCTTTGGTCTTCCCGGCCCCGGTTTCCTGCCCTTTTTGAAACTGGTGTCGTTTTCCATGCGCTCAGTTTACTTCTGTTTACCGTATTGCTTCAACTAGGCTATCTTTACCGCTGTTGCCTTGGGTTAACCCGACGCGCTTCTTGTTCGTGTAAGCGTTCAGCGTAGCGTGTGCTTTCTTCCGGTGTTTTGAATTTGCCGAGGTGTTCGCCGGTTCGACGATAGTGCGTAATGGCTTCATCTTCACTTACGATGCGCCCGTTGACGACCGTAGGGATAAGGACTTCTTCGCCGTCGATGTTAACGCCCATGCTGCGTATCGTGCTGATGCCGCCTTCGCCGGGGATTTCGTTCTTTACGCCAAGCCGCTCGTTGAGGTTGATGTTCTCCGGTTCAGTCAGGTTAAACATCGCCATATCTTCTGCGCGGTAGTTCCGCA